AGTTGGCAGCTAAATCAGTAGCTAGGCTGGAGATTTAATAATGCTGTACGTATCTAGAGCAATTTACGTAGCTTTGATTCTCCCGCTGATTCCCTTGGCGGGGCTGTGCTACCTTGGCGATAAGCTCAGCAAGGCAAAGTGGGCAGAGCGTTGGGTTAACTGGGCTGACAAGAAGGCCCGCGACATTACGGGGCGCTAATGATTATCAATGGGGTTGACTTGTCCCAGCTCGGGGAGCAGTTAGCTCCACAGAACTCTGGGAAGATTCTGCTGTACGATGCGGATTTTGCAGTTTACAAGGCCGCCGCTACAGTAAAACGTTTGGACACTGCAATCCGCCGCTTCTATCAGCTGGTGCTTGAGGACATGTTCCTGGTAGGTTGCTCAGAAGCAGTGGCGTACCTGACGCCCGCTGGCTGTGCTAAGTGTTTGCGCTGGCACCTGCCTACGGCTAAGCCTTATCAGGGGCAGCGCGCTAATCGACAGGAGCTACCGCTCAAGGCACCCTTGAAGCGGCACCTGATTGAGAACCCGGACCAGTATTCTGAGCATGGCATACAGGTGGTAAGCAGTGACTACTTTGAGGCCGACGACCTCTTTGTAATGGATTCGTACAGCTTCGGAGACCGGGGAATCCTGATGTCCCAGGACAAGGATTCCTGGCTAAGCCCAATGGCCCGGTTCGATATCCCGACCGGAACCGTGTGGCCTGCCTTGGATAACCCATTCGGCTGGATTAAGTGGGATGATACCCAGGCTATGCCGGTGCGAGCACACGGCACCAAGTTCTTCTGGTGGCAGATGCTAGCAGGAGATGACGCAGATAACGTCAAAGGCATCACGTTGCTTGATGGGAAGCTCTGTGGGAAGCGAACGGCCTTTGATGCTATCTACCCTATTACCTCGGAGCAGGACGCCGCAGAATTCGTTGTAGCGGCCTATGCTCGAAACAACCAAGACGTACTCGCAGAGGCGCAGTGTTTGTGGTTAAGGAGAAACACAGATGATTGCGCCTACAAGTATCTAATGGAATGTCTAACCACCCCCAGCTTACGGGATTGGGTGCACTCTCTTCATCAATATCACGAGGAGCATATAAAGTGGGTACAAGAGAACCCAGACTCATAGGCCTGGAATACAATCCAGAAACGGGACACATCACCCGCACTGTCCGTGCAAACAACAGGTGGCCTCCTGGTAGGCCTCTGGGCAGCATACGCAAGGATGGCTATAGGCAAATACGTATTAATGGAAAGCACGAACTGGCCCACTTAGTAGCCTGGGAGTTGCACTACGGGGTTAAGCCAGATGGGCCCTTAGACCACATAAACAACAGACGAGATGATAATCGGATATGTAATCTTAGACAGTCTACCTACGTTTTAAATTCGGCCAACTCTAAGAGGTGGGCCGGAAAAGAACTACCCAAAGGAGTGCGCAAGACCGCGGCCGGAAACTACGAAGCCAGGTTGAGGGGCAAGTCCCTGGGTACGTATAGCAGCGCCGAAGCAGCTCACGCAGCCTATCGGAGGGCTGCGGATATTCAATTTGGAGAGTTTGCTAACTATGGCGAAGATGTCTGCGAAGGAAATGAGCCTGCGGGCGATTGAGTTATACTACGAGGGGAAACACGATGAACTTGAAACTATTCTGGATGCGCTGCGTGAACGAGCACCCAAAACACATCGAAGAACGGTTGAGCATTTGGATTCTCTCATTCACGACAATGCTATGCTGGATTTAGTTGGGGAGATTGAGGTATGGCCCTAAGAAAGATTACACGGGCACAGATTCGCTCCGTGGCGATTAAGCTTGCCAAAGACCAGGGAGGTATCTGCCCCCTTTGCGGCAAACCTTTGGACTTCACAATCAAGGGGGTAACTGGTGATTCTGTTGTCGTTGACCACGATCATATTACTGGGCGTATTCGGGGTGCTCTTCATCGCTCGTGCAATGGAGGGGAAGGCAAAGTGGCATCTGCCGCTGGGCGCTGGATTGTTGGTAGCATGCAATCTTCTGGGGCTATTGCTGAATCTCTACGTAGGGTCGCCGATTACTTAGACCGCGAACCCACGGATATGCTATACTATACGCACAAGACGCCGGAAGAATTGGCACAGGCACAGAAGCTCAAGGCCCGCAAGGCCCGGGCACGACGCAAAGCACGGGAGACTATTAAATGAGTATGTTCAAAGTAGGTGATACAGTAGTGCGTAAGCTCAGCCATCGCAACTATATCTGGCAAGATTTCTGTCGGCGTATTGGGGTTCCCTCGGGGTCCCCTATGCGCATTACCAAGGTACTGGGTGAAAGTGCATTGATACTAGGGGGCCACGACAAAGACCCTTGGTCCATTCCTTGCTTCCAGATGGCAGAGGCTGAACATGCACCAGAGCGCTTACAAGCGGTGGATGCAGTAAATTCACCTAAGCACTACCAATTCTTCCCGGACCTGGAGGCAATCGAGGTGATTGCCCGCAGTATGACGCAGGAGCAGTTCTACGGTTACTGCTTAGGGAACCGACTCAAGTACCGGCTGCGCGCCGGGAACAAGGATAAGCTGGAGCAGGACATTGCTAAGTCTGATAAGTACTTGGAACTGTACGAGCAACACCGAGGTAAGTGCATTGACGCCTAGCGCATGGTGCCACGGGATGTGGCAGAAAGCAGTAGAACGGGGCGACGAAAGCGCCGCTAAAGACTACCTGGAGATGTACAATCTCTGGGTAAGTCGCAATCAGTAGTTAGAAGTACCGGACATAACCAAGGAGATTAAGCGCCTATGATTAGCGCCCTGAATACGGTTGTAGTACCAGAGGAAGCACTGGTGAAACGCCAGCTGGAGCTTGAAGAGGCCTATAAGATTCGCGGAATCGAGCGGGCACGTAAGCTGATTACGGACGCGTTGCAGAACGGCGGGATTATGAACCTGCCTATGACGCAGCGTATGCTCACCTCAGCATACGAGGTGGCTGCTGCTGCTATCGATGAGATGCGAAATGTCAAAGCCCCGGGCATTGGTGGCAAGTATCGCCGGTTCCTGCGCTTAATCCCCTTGGATGTCCTGACCACCCTTAGCCTGTGCACAATGTTTGAGGCGTTCAGCGTCGCCCCCGGCGAGTCCGCCAGTCGCCGACAGACTGCACAAGCAGTAATGTCTGCGCTGGGCCGGAACGTGCAGTCGGAGCTACTGGCACTGCAGTTACGTAATGTGGCCCCAGCGTACATGGACCGCGTGTATGAGTACCTCACAGAGCGACGTACGAAGTCCCCTACGCACATCCTGCGTACGCTCCGTGCCAGTGCTGAGAACGTGCACTATGGGCATGAGCCTTGGACTAACTCCCAGAATATCTCAATTGGGAGACTGCTTTGTGCTGCGGTGTTTGAGACGGGCCTGTTCCAGTGGAAGACAGGTAGCGGGAACCTGAGCATGCTCTACCCAGCTGACGACGTCATGGAGGCCTTCCAGAAACTGGTAGAGTCCGCCGACACCGTAACCATGAAGCCACCCATGCTGGTACCCCCAGTGCGGCACACCACTATGTGGGACGGTGGATATCTTACTCCCATCGACAATCGCGGGACCTATCATAACTCGCACATAGACCGCGCCAGACTGCGCGAAGTAGCGGAAGCGTTCAAGTCCGCGGACGGCATCAAGAAGGCGCTTAATAAGGCGCAGGAAACCCCATACCGTATTAATAAGCGCATCCTTGAATTAGTTCAGGAGGCCCGTGCAAACGGTATCGGAATCGGCATGCCCCGCTCAGTGCCGGAGCCTAAGCCAGAGTGGTATCTGGACGGGGTTCCGAAAGAGAACTACACCGAGGAAGAGCTTGACCGCTTCGGTGAGTGGAAAACGCGTATGTCACTATGGTATAGCGCCGACCGTAAGCGTGTATCGCAACTGCGCAGCCTATTGACCACGCTGGAAATGGCAGAGGAATTCAAAGATGAGAAAGCACTGTACTTCCCGACTTGTGTGGACTGGCGCTACCGCCTGTACTTCAAGTCCTCGCTGCACCCTCAAGGTTCTGATTTGCAGAAGGCTCTGCTGGAATTCGGTAGAGGTAAGCCTCTTGGAGAAAGAGGGCTATTCTGGCTTAAGGTGCACGTCGCCACTTGCTTTGGTTATGACAAAACCCTATTCGAAGACCGCGCAGATTGGGTGGATAAAAATATGGCAGTTATCCACTCAGTTGCAGAGAATCCATTTGATTCGGACGCTTTTAAGCAGGCCGATTCACCATGGTGTTTCTTGGCAGCAGTGCTCGACCTGGTGGCTGCTCTGGATTCTCCGTGCCCAGAAGAGCACATCTCCAGAACTCCGGTTGCTATGGACGCTACGAACTCAGGTGGGCAGCACCTCTCAGCGCTCCTGAGGGACCCTGTGGGCGGCCGCCTAACGAACCTGTACTGGGAGGGTAACGATAAGAAAGCTGACCTGTACATGGACGTGAAGCGCCGTACGGACGAGAAGGTGATACTGGACCTGGATAAGGAGGATTTCGTTATCCAGAGTACATACTGGAGAGAGAACGAAATCACCCGCAGTATGACCAAGCGCCCTAGTATGACCTACTTCTACAGCGCCACGGTGCGTAGCTGCAGCGACTACATCTTCGAAGGCGCTTGCGCTGAGGGGTATGAGGGTACTGAGACTAACAGTCTGTGGAACTTGTCGTGCTACCTGGCTCCGCGTATGCGCACCTCTATCGAGGAGGCGAACCCGGCTGCTGCGGCAGTTATGGGGTACTTGCAGAACCTCGCTAGACGTGTACCGGCAAGTCAGCACCTGCAGTGGTATACGCCGCTGGGTGGGCTCGTAATGAACCGCTACACGCAGCGTGAAGAAGTGCGCGTACGTATTGACTGCATGAACCTGTCAGCAGTGCTGGTACACAACCGGGACTTCAAGACCTGCAACAAGCGCAAGGCGGCCTCTGGGATTGCCCCGAACTTTGTACACAGCCTGGACAGTACGCACTTGATGATGGTGCTCTGCGCTGCAGAGGGACTGGACATCGTGCCTATTCACGACTCTCTGGCTACCCATGCAGCCGACGTCGATACTATGCACCGACACATCCGTGAACAGTTTGTGCGCCTCTACGAAGAGCACGACCTGCTTGGGGATATTACTCGCGCAGCAGCAGCAGCCGGGGCGGACTTGACGGATTTGGATATGCCTGAGGTCGGTACCCTGGACATCCGGCAAGTGCTAGAATCACCTTTCTTCTTCTGCTGAGGGCATCTTATGCGAGTACTAGTAACTGGTGGGCGTGATTACTCAGACTACTTAGCACTAAAAACCGCAATGGATATGTTACCCAACAAGCCATCTGTAGTGATACATGGGAATGCCAGAGGGGCGGACGCGCTGGCAGATAGGTGGGCCCTGGAATCAGGTGTCTTTGTTCTGCATATGCCTGCACTGTGGGATACACAGGGTAAATCTGCGGGTATGCGCAGGAACGCTGCCATGATATCCTTGGCCTTTCCGGAATACTGTGTCGCCTTTCCAGGAGGAAGGGGTACTGCAGGTATGGTTGAACTGTGCAGAAAGGCTGGTATACCAGTTTGGGTACCCTACTAAAATTTAATGTTACAGGAGTAGGAATGAAGTTAAAACACACTAGTAAAACTTCCGACTACACTCTCAAGGTTCTGTATAAGTCTGACGACATTACAGACGCAGTGAAGCAACTGCACGAACTGGGCCACGGCATTAGTCGGGGCCTGGCCCCTGAGCAGCACTACTGGAGAGTACTGGGAAGCATACTGGGTAAACAGTATATACTAGGAGTCTATGACTCCCAAGGCGACTTAGTCGGTGCTGTCAGCTACTACCCAGAAGCTGTAGAGGACTGTCATTACGTAGAACCTGTGCTGTATACAGACTTCTTCGTATTGAAACCGGACAACGGCGCAGCAGTAACTGTGATTATGCAGGGCCTGCACGCAATAGCCAAGTGCATGCGCGCTGGTCGTATCGCCATTAGCCGGAGCACGTCGGATAACACGTACAAGACAACTTATCATTTAGTGAGGTCATAATGAGTGGTGGTTTAGGTAAACTGTTAGGCAAGGCCACGGATATGCTCGGCCTTACTGACAACGCAGGATTAGAGGCGCAGCAGCGCTTGGCAGAGCAGCAGGCCAGCGCAGCGAAACAACAGGCTGCCTTAGAGGCTAATAGCGCCGCAGATAACATCGCTGAGATTGACCCCGCAGGGGCTGCCTCTGCATCTGCAGATGCAATTACGTCTGAGCAGAAGAAACGGCGACAAGCAGGGCAGAGCAATCCTCTGGGCCTGTAAGGGGGTAGCTTGGAACAAAAAGCAACATTAGCAGAACTCTTTAAGAAGGACCAGGACGCAGGCGTCTTGGATGCCTCTGAGAAGTTCGCGCAGTGGACGCTCAGCACTATCCTTACCCGGGACGATTCCCTGGACGGTAGACGCAGACCGCTGGAGCGTGACTACCAGAGCACTGGCGCGCAGTTGGTCAACACTGCAGCCACTAAGATTGTAGGGGCGCTGTTTCCGCAGGGCACTAGCTTCTTCCGGTTCTCCAAGAGTTCGGACCTGGACGAGTTCATTAGTTCGCTGGGCAGTGCAGCTACGGCAGAATCTAAGTTGGCCGAGGTCGAGAACACGGCGTCACAGAAAGTATTTGAGAAAGACGGTTATGCTGCGAAGTTGCAAGCTGTGAAGCTGCTGCTAGTTACAGGTAACGCGTTGGAGTATATTGATGAGCGGACAGGTAAATCCATCGTCTACTCAGTCCGTAACTTTACCGTTCGAAGGGATGGCAGCGGTAACGTCCTGCGACTCATTATCAGAGAGCGTGCAAGCGTCCAGGACCTGCCAGAGAGTTTCCAGAACACCTTCTACCGTGACAAAGACCCATACGGCGACGTTGATATCTACACTGCCGCTTGTCGCAAAGTTAGGCGGACAGAGGATGGTGCAGAGGTAGTAAGCTACGAGGTGTACCAAGAAGCAGACGGGCACCGTATCGGGGACAGCAGCACTTATCCGGAGCTGGAGCTTCCTTATAACGTGCTGGTGTGGAACCTTGTTAGCGGCGAGCACTACGGACGCGGCTTGGTAGAGGACTACGCTGGGGATTTTGCTCGATTATCGGTACTGTCGGAAGCGTTAACTAACTACGAGGTTGAGGCCTCTCGGCTGATTCCGCTAGTGGATTCTAGTTCCGGCCTGGACGTGGATGAGTTCTCTACGGCTGAAACCGGAGAGGCTGTGCAGGTGGGTGGCGGTGGTTCCAACGGAAACACTAAGTCTCCTGTAACTGCTTACGAGGGCGGCTCTGCCCAGAAGATTCAGTGGATTGCCAGCAACATTCAGATGCTCGAACAGAAACTGTCTCGTGCGTTTATGTACACTGGTAACTCCCGACAGGGTGAGCGTGTCACTGCTTACGAGATTCGCCAGAATGCCAAAGAGGCGGAAGCTGCTATGGGCGGTGGATTCAGTATCCTGAGCGATACCTGGCTGCGTAAGCTGGCGTATCTGTACACTGCACTGGTGTATCCTCGCTTTAAGCTGTACCTCAGCGAAGGTGTAGTGAGCATCAACGTTACGGTGGGTACCTCTGCGCTGGCTAAGGCCGCCGCGGCGGATAAGCTGTTAGAGGCGGCTCAGTCCATGCAACTGGCTATCCCGGTGCTTGAGCAGATTACCCCGCGCTTCAACAAGGACGCGTGCGTAGATTGGTACTTCGACGCCTACGGTATCGTCAGCGAGCCATTCATGTATACCGAAGAGCAGCTGCAACAGAAGCAAGAAGTTCAAGATGCGTCTGCCGATGTATCCGCGGGTGCAGCACAGGACCAACTCCAGGGCTTGACAGCAGCAGACCCAACAGTAGCAGGTAAGCAACTGGGCTTATTACCAAGTTAACAACAGAGGCATAGATGGATAACGTAGAAAACGTTCAGAACCTAGAAACTACACAGGTAGAGAACCAAGGCGGCCCTAAGATTCCGGGCCTGAGTGCTCCCCTTAACGCCCCGAATAATCAAGGCGTACAGGATGCACCTGCACCTACCCAGCAGCAACAGGGCAAAGATTCCCCTGACCCTGCTAAGATTCCTCTGGATATCGAAGCCCTAAAAGCGGCCCTGGATAAGGGTGGCGATAGCGCTAAAGAGCAGCCCCAGGAGCTGGCTAATACAGGCAACCCGACGATTGACGCCGGTGTAGCTATGTTGCAGAAAGTCTCTGGGTTAACTGACTCTGATATGGTGCGGGCACTTGGTAAGGCCCTGGAGTATCAGGACCCTAACCTAATCGATACGGCCTTCATTAAGGAACGTTTCGGAGAGCACGCTGCTTATGCAGAGTTGCTGGCTAAAGCGTATCTGGAAGACCAGGTTGGTCAAGCCACCAAAGCAGTACAGGAAGCTTACGATATCGTGGGCGGTAAGGAGAACTGGGAGGTAGCAGCGCAGCTGTTTAATTCCAAGGCCCCTGAACCTCTTCGTAACGCGGCTCGTGTGCTCGCTAACTCGGGTGAGCTCAAGCAGGCCGCTGAGTTGGTGGCAAGCTTCTGCCGGGATATGGGTCTTATCAAGACACAGAACCCAATGGTACGCGGTGTAGCCAGCAACAATGCACTATCTGCTGCGGAATTCCGCGCAGAATATACCAAACTCCGTCAGGAAGCGGGCAACCGTAGCTTGGCGTCTCCACAGTTCAGTCAACGTTATAATGATTTGCTCGCACGCCGTGAAGCTGGCAAGCGCGTAGGTCTCTAATACTTACCAATCATGGAGATTAATCTCTTGCAAGAACTAGCTAATCGCTACACCTACACAGAAGATGGGCGCTTGATTAACAAGGCCACAGGTCGTTTCGGTGATACCTACCAGAATAACTGGGGATACCGCCGCGTGACCTGGGACCGCGGAGCAGCAGGGCGGGTGAGAGAGAGAGTATGCACACCGGCTTGTTTGGTTCATGCATCACGGGGATATACCCCAAGGGTTGATGGTGGACCACATTAATCTGGATAAAGCAGACAATCGAATTGAGAACCTGCGCCTAGTTGATAAATCAGGCAATGCTCAGAACTCTGTGTGGAAAGGTTATTGTTGGGATTCCAGAGCTAACAAGTGGCGGGCCTACATAAAGCTAGGTGGTAAGACAACACACCTCGGGCATTTTGACTGCGAACAAGCAGCGCGGGATGCCTATCTGAAAGCTAAAGCGAAGATGCACGCCTGTGCGTCTGTTAATGTACTTAAATAAGGAAAGTAAAATATGGCCAACACTATCTATAAAGGCAATCTGACAAGAGCTCACTGGGGCGGCGCGGAGTCTGACGTAGATATTCACCTGGAAGTGTACCAGAACGAAGTGGATACCCGCTTCCAGTACCAAGCTCTGTTCCTGGGCCTCTCCAGCCAGCGTTCTATCAGCGGCTCCAACACCTACCGTATTGACCGCCTGAACACCTCTTCGGTGAAGGGTCGTCGCTCCGGTGAGGCGCTGGATAGCACCCCGGTCCGTAACGATAAGATGCTTATCGTGGTGGATACGGTGCTGTATATCCGTAACCCAATCGACTACCAGGATGACTGGACCGGTCCGGACTTCCTGACCGAGATGGGTCAGAACAACGGCTCCAAGTTCGCGGAGACCTTCGACCAGGCGCACCTGATTCAGCTCATCAAGGGCCGCTCCTGGGTTGCTCCGGCGCACCTGAAACCGGCGTTCAACGGCGGTATTGAGGTAGATGCAGCTATCCTGGTTCCGGGTACTACCTCTTCCACGCAGCTGACCCAGGCTGAGATGGAAGCGAACGCCATGAACATCAACCTGGCCCACAAGGCTGGCATTGATGAACTCATCAAGCGCAAGGTGCCGCTCATGGATATGGTCACACTGGTGGATGTCGATACCTATTCGCGTCTGCTGGAGCATCCGAAGCTGTTCGACCGTGACTTCGGTGACAGCAACATGGATGGTTATAAGCAGCGCCGTGCGGTGGTGATGAACGGTATCCCGGTTGTCGAGTGCACCGAGTTCCCGACCACTGCTGGTACGCACCCGCTGGGCTCTGCTTACACCGTCACCTCTGACGATGCGCTGTGCCGTATGGTGACTTTCAGCAAGTCCAAGACTCTGGTGACTGTAGAAGCGAAGCCGTTCACCTCCCGTATCTGGGATGATGAGCGTGAGTTCAGCAACGTACTGGACTGCTACGCGATGTACAACATCGGTCTGCGTCGTCCGGACACCGCTGCAGTGACCAAGTTCACCTTCACCACCAAGTCCACCAAGTCCACCAAGTCCTAATTGGAGGTTCAATGGCAGTAATCGCTACGTTCGGTCTGGAGACTCTCCAGGCCAATGCAGCTCAGCGGGAGGCGGTTAAGGCCGCCACCGATGTAGCTAAGAACATCCAGGTGGCTTCGGTTGAATCTGGCCGCGAGGCTACCAAGAAAACCCGTAAGGCGGCTGGCGTAGCCGCTGATACTGTGGAAGAGTAATACGCGCCCCTGGTGCCTTCGGGTGCCAGGGGCTTTTTTTTGTCCCTGTCTTAAAGGTCCAAGGGGTCTTTAATAGAGGAACAAATATGAGAGAATTAGACGCTGTGAACCTGACATTGGAAGCCCTCGGGGAGTCTCGCGTTATGGACATCAACACTAGTAACCCTAGCGCTGGGTTAGCCCGCTCTGCACTCGCACGTAACCGTCGTGGATTACTCAGCACGGGATTCTGGTTTAACATGGTGGAGCGCGAAGTTACGCCCACCACCGACGGCTTGATTAAGGTACCGTGGAACCAGCTGGCTGTATATGACGCCTGCTCAGAATCCAAGTACGGGGTACGTGACGGGAACCTATACGACCTGGTAGAGCAGAACCAATACTTCGATGCACCTGTGCGTATTCGTGTGGTCCTGGATTTGGCCTTTGAGGACCTGCCGGAGCACGCCGCTATGTGGGTGGCTAACTACACAACTGCGCAGGTATACTTAAACGACCTGGGTGGCGACAGCAACTACGCTAATTACGCACAGGAAGCTGAGCGGTACAAGAGCATGGTGCTGCGCGAGCATCTGCGCAATCAGAAGTTCAGCACCAGCAAGACCCGCTTTGCACGTCGTATCCGGCGTGCGCGTTTCATGATTTAAGGAGAGGTTATGGCGCAATCATTAGAAGGCACCATTCAGAGTCTGCTCCAGGGCGTGTCCCAGCAGATTCCAAGAGAGCGCCAGCCTGGGCAACTTGGGGCGCAGCTGAACATGCTCAGTGACCCAGTATCCGGATTACGTAGACGACCCCCGGCAGAGATTGTGTGGGAGAGCAGCATCGACAATCCGGGCCTCGACTCCCTATTCACAGAGTACGTCGAGCGCGGCACTGATGGTAGGCACCTGCTGATTAACACCAGCAACGGTAATTGGTGGCTCCTGTCCAAGAACGGCAAGACCATCGTAAGCAGCGGGAACGACCCGTACTTCGTAACCACGGTAGGGCAGACCTCTATCCAGACTGCGAGTATCGCCGGGCTAACCTACATCCTGAATACGGAGATGGCTCCGAGTACTACCGTGGACAACACCGGGCGTATCGACCCGAGCACCACGGGGTTCTTCTACATCAAGACTGTAGCCTTCCAGAAGCGTTGGGAAATTACAGTATCCTGGACGGGAGGCTCCGCCTCTGGTTATTATAATGCGCCTGACGCAAGTAACGGCAGCTCCTCGGCAGAGTGGGTCTCTGCACCTTTTGTGGTTAATGCCTTAATTAACGGAGACCCTAATGGGTCCGGTATAGGGGCTGATATTATAGCGGCCGGGGGGAGTATAAGCCGTTTCGAGGGTTATATGTATATATCCGGGCTGCCTAATCTTGTAGTCAGTACATCCGCTGGAGATACATACGCCTTGGCATCTGGGCAGAGTAGAGTCCCGCAAGAACAGGACCTGCCCGCACAGCTGCCGCCGCAGGCTGATGGCGCAATGTGTCAAGTAGGCACAGCCTCGTCAGAGACGGCGTGGTATCAGTTTGACTACAGTACTCGCACCTGGTCCGAAGTCGGAGCCTACGGTAGCATCACTAAAATTACGAACATGCCCAGGGAGCTGGCAGCGGACGACAACATCATTGCCCGTGACTGGGAGGGGCGCCTCGCTGGGAACGACGACAACAACCAGAATCCTGGCTTTGTTGAGAATGGGTACATTACTGGTATAGCTGCATTCCAGGGCCGCCTAGTGCTGCTCAGCGGTAGCGTAGTGGATATGTCGGCCTCGGGGCTGTATCAGAGATTCTATCGCTCTACAGTAACCTCGCTGCTGGATACGGACCGTATCAGCATTAGCTCTGCGTCTGCCCAGGATTCTGTGTACCGTACGGCGATACAGTTCAACCGGGACCTGGTATTGTTCGCAAACAGCATGCAAGCTGTAGTGCCTGGTTCGGCAGTGCTTACCCCAACCAACGCCAGTATTAGCATCACCAGCACCTACGAGTGCGACAGCCGAGTAACACCAGTGATGGCTGGGCAGACTGTGATTTACCCGAACAAGCGTAATAACAGCTACGCGGGTATCCTGGAGCTCATCCCGTCTCCGTACACGTCCTCGCAATACGCTACGCAGGATGCTACTGTGCATCTCCCTCGGTATATCCCTGGGCGGGTGCTGCAGATGCAAAACTCCAGCGTCACCAACATGGCGTTTGTGCGTATGTCCGGTCAGCGTAAGAACCTGCTGGTGTACGAGTTCATGTGGGGTGGGCAGGACGGTGGAAAGGTGCAAGCAGCCTGGCACCAGTGGACGTTTCCGTATAACATCCTGGGCGTGCAAGCGCTTGAGGATGAGGTGTTCCTGTATCTGCAAGGGCCTAGCCCGGGCAATAAACTCCTGATTCTGTCTATGGACCCACGTGAGGGCTACAACCTCGGCAGTGAGTACACGGATGCGTACTCGGACTTGCAGACGCAAGTAACCGTAAGCGCCGGGGTGTTTACTGTGCCCGCAGTGCTGCGCCCGGTAGGCTGGGCGGACACGTACAAAGAGGACCTAATCCTCACGTATCCAGCCAACAGTCCTATGGGGCCTACCGAGGTGGGGTTAAAGGATATTGCCGGTACGAACCAGCTCAGCGTAGTGCGAGGTGTTCCTGATGGTCAGTATATACTTGGCCGCAGATACAACAGCACATTCACTCTGACCACCCCAGTACTTCGGGACCAGAATGATAAGCTCGTTGGTAGCGGACACGTGCGTTTGCTGCGTCTGGATGTCGCGGTACGTAACTCTGGGCACTTTGATGTGCATGTAACGGATACGCCTCGGGACGTTGACTGGAGCGGAGAACTCATGGGTATCTTGATGAACTCCAAGGAGCTGACGCTGGGGCAGACCCTGCGTATGGACCTGGCTACCATCACAGTACCGTGCCGTACCAACGCAGACACTACGGAAGTCACTTTGTATACCAAAGGCTCCCAGGAGCTGAACGTGCTGGATATCTCTTATATCCTGCGCTACAACCAACGCAGACGGAGGATTTAATTATGGCTATGTGGTGGGCTGTCGCCGCCCTAGCAGGCTCTAAGCTGCTGGGAGCGGGCGCACAGATTGAGGTTTCCAAAGCACGCAACAAAGCGGTAATTCAGCAGACAGCGAAGCAGCTCAACGACATCGCGCTGCAACGCGCCCAGTCCAGGGACCGGACTGAGGTTGCTCTGTTCAATATTCAACAGCAGAAGCTACAAGCACAGAGCCAGATAGGACTGCAGGCTGCGGCGTCGGGTACTATGGGGGCATCCGTAAAGGATGCCGTAGCAACCGTAAGCACAGTAGCAGACCGCCAGGAGTCTGGCATCCGGGCCCAGCAGGCCACTCAGGAAGAAGGCTACCGCATGATGGTAGACAAGGCCGTGGACAGTGGCCTAGCCAACATGGACCTGGAGAGCGGGTACGACAAGATGTTTAACACCGCCTTGAGCTTTGGTGGGCAGATGCTCGGACAGTACGTAGGGAATGAACTATCCAAGAGCGCCCCAGAGAGTTCCGGCACTGCCACTGAGCCTAAGGCTGATAACTCATTCTTGTATGACCTGTGGGGCAGCAAGGGTAACAGTAAAGTACACACCTGGTAAACTAAGGGGAAGCAAATGCCTGTAATTCAACCCAACCGACAGGGTCTAAATATCGGCGGCGTGCAATTGCAGGCCAACGAGGTTAACTTACCCTCTACCGTCGGGGACGTAGCAGTAGACACGTCCAAAGCGAACCGCCTTGCAGCGCTCTCTGGCTTCGTCCAGGACTTCGGCATAGGGTTTGATGCAGCAGTAAAAGAAAACGCAGCAGCAGCCACTGTACGCGGCGCTATGGATGCCCAGGGTGCAGTGGACGCAATGGCCGAGAAGGATGAGCACGTACAGAAGCAGAACCTGTTCGTTAAGGAAGCTTACCAGGATGGTTATGTATCTGCCGCCGCATACGACTCTCTGGCTAAGTGGCGCACTGACAGTATCGCCCGTGCCAAGAAAGCGGCTGAGTCCGGGCTGACTGATGAGGAATTCCACCAGCAGGAGCAAGAGCACGTTCAGGCGATGTCTGATAAGCTCGGTATGTACCTGCCGGATATGTCCAAGCAGTCCGCTACGGCGGTACTGCAGCAGCTCCGTGCAACCAGCTTAGCTAACTACACAGCCTTCCAGAAGGGCCGCGCGGCGTTTGCAGTGGCTCAAGCAGACCGTGCTCTGGACCGCGGCCTCAGCTCATCCAGTGATGAGTTCTACCAGCGCCTGAATGCTGGGCAGGGCGCTGCGGCGCAGATGTCCATTAAGAATGGGCTAGATAGCATCCTGGCAGCCGAGCATCTGGACAAGGCCAAGAAGCTGGACCGGGCCAAGCAGTATCTGGTTAGCGTAGCGCAGCAGACTCAGGACCCACTAATCATCAACCAGTTGCAGGAGATGGCGACTAAAGAGCTGGGCGTTAACTCAGTAGACGTTAACGCCGCTCTGTATCAGGAGTTTAAACGTGCTGGCACTCAGATTGAGACTCAGGCCCGCTTTGAAATCTCTGATGCAATCCAGTCTCTCGAAGGGCAATCTCCGGAGGAGCAGGAGCAGACAATGCAGCGTATCCGCAACCGCGTGATTGAGCTGTCTGCTACGGACGTGCTGAGTCCTGGCACCAGTATGGAATTCTGGAATAAAGCCCAGACCATCCGGGAGAAGGCTGCCAACACACAGGCTATGCGTAGTGCTATTACCGGGAACCTCCCTACCTCCACCCTAGCGGGTATGTTTAAGGGGGACCTGGATAAAGCACGTACGCAGATGCTCAAGAACTTCCCGGATACTCCGGAGGGGAACTTGCAGCTGCTGGCTTACGGCAGCAACAGCAAGGATGCGTGGGCCGTCAACGAGGCGCACAAGCGCATGTCCGCGGATATGGCGCGCACCCTCACTACACTGGACCAGCTGGGCGAGGATGGGCAGGTATCCCGAGAGAACGTCAACAGCATTAACCTGTGGGCTCAGGCGTACAGTACCAGCACTGACTTGGGTAAGATGGCCCTGCTCTCCGAGGTCCCCTCTGAATGGCAGGGTGTAGTTCAGAAAGCTATTGCACAGAACCCCAACAATGCCAGCAACACTATCCTGGACGACCTGCGTCGCCAGGCCCGTAACAAGGCCAGTGGGCGCTACAGTAACATTAACAGCAATCCCACTGATAAGATGGTGGACCCGAGCGGCACCGCTAACTGGTTCAGCTTCTTTGGTACGGCGGATGCACAGCGCCAGGAAGCGCGCGCTGCTATGGAAGAAGAGTATCGGTATGTATACAGCCACAATCCAGAGGCGCTGGTTGGTAAGGATGCTGATGACATTAACACCATGCTCAAGGGTAACATCCAAGCCCGTAAGCTGGAGCTGGATATATCCGGCGCACCTCGGCATGTGTACCTGCCTGCTGGGACCTCTATCCAGTCCCTCATGGGGGATTACCGCGGGGACCAGGAACAATTCAAAGCGTCCTTGCAGCAGCAGATTCAGAACCAGGTCAACGCCTTAATCGACCCAAGCAACCTTGAGCGCGTAGTGGTGCAGGCAGCTACGGCAGGCAACTCAGCTCAGAACATGACAGTCACCGCCTTCGACAAGAAGGGAACCTTCCAGACGATGTCTGTGAATCTTCGGGATGTTCAGGTCGCTGCGCAGGACGCTTACGATAAGGCGCTGGCTGGTGAGATGAAGATTGGCAGTGAGCAGGTGGGTATCCGCCCAGCTACGTTCTACGACCACGACAATGGTAGGGCTGTGAGCGTCCAGGTTAATGGACGCAATGGGGCTGGTGTAGAGCCTTCACTGTTTAGTGAGATTCTCGCCAACACCATGCAGTTCGAGGGATTCCGTGAGGGTAAAGGTAACGGCAGCGTAGGCTTCGGTCTGCACAACAACTCCGGTATGCCGGTTCCTAAGAAGGTTACTATCGACGACGGTATCAGCATTCTTAAATCCTCCCTGGAGCAGCAGTACATCCCGAACGTGAACAAGCAGCTGCGCGGACAGGGCCTGAGTGCTTCTGCGGATGCCATGAAGGTTATGGTTGACCTGAACTATCATGGTGGTAATGGGAGCTCCGGCCCGGTGGCTGAGGCTGTGGCACAGGTACGTAAAGCATCTAAGACCCCTGTAGGGGCTTACCAGTACCCTGTATCAGAGGCCCAGGGCAAGGCTTGGCAAGCACTTCGTAATACCCCAGCTTACAAGCAGGCACAACCTGAGCGTAAGAAGTATCTGGAGCAAGGGCTGCGCAACTGGTTGTTTGAAGTAGCGCACTAATAGAGGCCCTTCGGGGCCTCCCCTTATCAAAATTCTTTTAGGAGATAACATGGCTCAGTTTCTGAACCAAGAACCGAACCCACAGGAAAAGGATTCTGCTAAGGGCGCAACACTTAAACCTGCGCCTGAGAGCGTAGATTGGAATGACGCAGGGGACGCTGGGCTTAATGCATTGCAGCGCTCCTCTATTATGGCCCAGGCCAAGGTACCCGCTACTACAGTGGGCGAAAGCTTTGCGTCTGGTATGGGCAATAGCATCGTGGCCGCAGCTATCCGCAAGGCCTCTGCCCCGGTATTTGACCCGGAGCCGATGTTTGATGCGAAGAAGCAACTGAGCACTGATTCCCGGGCTAAACTCTACACCCCTAACCAGGACGAGATTGAGTACTTGCACGGTGCCGTGTCTCTGGACGACTACAACTACCGCATCCAGGCTATGCTGGAGCAGCGGAACCGTGACCGCCAAATGTCCGATAACACCTTGGTGGGATTCGCCGGTGCGCTGGTTGGTGATGCTCCGTTTATCCTGGCCCCTATGTCAGCAGCGGGCATCGCTGGTCGTGCTGGCTTAGCAGCACGCACTGCTATACGTGCAGCGGATGTAGGCACTGCCTTCTATGCACAGGACCAACTGGGGCAGTCTGCAGCAGTCACTGCCCTGGTAGCGGGCGTAGCGGGTATAGACCAACTCTGGGACATGTCTAAGGCTGCTAAGGCGGCTGCAAAGGCGCGTACTGGGCGTGAGCCTATGTTCGACCCGGAAGCGCCTACAACTCGTCCCGCAAGAGACGCTAATGTTACAGGAGTAGGAGAGGGAGAGGACATCCTCACTAAGCCACTGGATGAAAGCATCCAAGTATCTAGAAACAATACCGCCGCTGTGAACATGAAAGCACAGCACGTAGTTCAGTTCTTGAAGAAGTCTGAACACTTAACAGCGGGTCAGAGGGCTATTCTGGACACGCTGGGTGATGCTGTAAACGACATTGATTTTAAACTAGTAGCAGGCTCCGCAAACCGCAGCCGCTACACTTACGCACAACAAGATTTAGCTAAGCGAGGGGAGGTATCTCTGCGCGCGCCTAAGCGAGCTAATGGCAGCACCTGGACTACAGCAGGGGACGCACTGCGCGCTATGGATGCGGATACAAGCAAGGTGGCCGTGCACGAACTGATTCATGCCGCCACTGCGCGCGCGGTTGACAGTAACCCAGAGATTGCTAAGCGCCTGGAGGAAGTGCGCGCGGTTATTGCAGCCGACTCCACCTTGACTCCGCGTATGCGGTATTATGCAAGTAATGTGCATGAGATGCTGGCGGGCTTAGGCGACAGCCCTGAGTGGGTTGAGCATCTGGCGCGGACGCAATCTCCCGCGGGTAAGAGCATGCTCCGCCAACTGGGCGAGTACATCATGAACGCCTTGGGTATCAAGGCCAAAGGCTCTGCCTTGGAAGATGTCCTGGATGCGTATGAGGACGCCGTTAAGTGGACAGCTAAGGATTATGCAGACCAAGCCCAGAGCTTCCGGAGCGAAGCCTTCCAGGACCTGGCGGGCAGCGCTACCCTCAACGAGGCTAAGGGTGCCCAAGCTATGCTGGACGGCGCTAAGAAGAAGCTCTCTACTATGTTTGCCCTGTACGATAACATCGCCCAAGGCAACGAAGACCTGGCTAAGCTGCTAGTGTCGGATGCGTCCGCCGTAGGTGGTCGTCGCCCGTCCGTGGTGGACTTCAAGCGCAATCTCACTTTGGAGATGGATGCCAGCGCCAGCGTAGTGGAAGACGCTATCCTGGGCGCGTTGAAGGATAAGGGCGTAGGTTTCTCTGAGCGCTTCTTCCATCGGAGCAAGTTCCGCGCTGAGCGGGCTGCACTGGAAGACCGCCTGAGCAAGTACCTAGATGCTGCCTACAGTGCTGATGTAAATGGCCGCGCTGTGCCAGTGCCGGATGCAGAGATTGCTCCACTGGTTGACGCCTACCGCCGCTCTGGCTGGGCTAGCAAGTGGCACGAGCATATGCTCAATGCTGGCCTTGTGGATGATGGTGCGTTGGTTAAATCCGACTACTACTTCCCGCGGCAGTATAGCTATGACAAGATGCGTCAAGGTATCGCACAGGGTAATACTCTGGACGACTACCGCACCCTGTTCCGGTCCGCCCTGCGGGATGTGTACCCGAGCATGGAGTCAGAGGTAGTGCAGCGTGTTGCCAAGGAGATGGTTGACGGTATCTACAACGGCCGTGCCGGACATTCTGGCCCTATGTGGAAGCAGCTGATTAACGGCATGGGTAACGATGAGGTCGTTATGGCTATGCGTAGCGCTGGTGTAGAGGAGTCTGCAATCCAGAGTTTCCTGGCCGGCAACGTACGCGAATCCGGTAGCACATCTCCCGCGCGGAACCTGCGTCAGCGTACTCGGTTCAACATGGACAAAGAGTATCTGGTGAACGGTAAGAGCATGCGCATGCAGGACCTGATGGATACTGACGTAGCCAAGGTTATGCACGGGTACACTAACCGTATGTCTGGGCGTGTAGGTATGGCCTACGCAGGCGTACAGGACCTGGGACAGCTCGCTAAGATGATTGACGAGTCTAAGCACGCACTGGCGGATTCCGCTAAGTGGGAGAAGACCGTCAACGACACCATCGACTTTATCCTGGGCGGCGCACCTGCTGATGCTGGACAGCTTCCGGATTTGCTGCGTGCAGCCGGGAACATGGCGAACGCCACTATGCTTAAGAACTCCGGGCTGTATCAGCTTACCGACACTGCTCTGGCTATGAAGGAGTTCGGCATGGCTAGGGTGCTGCGTAGTATGCGTGACCAGCCTTGGTTCAAGGAAGGTGCCGTAGCTATCAAGACTCCGGACATGGCTGCTCGTTTAGATACCGTACTGCGGGGTAATATCCAGAAGGAGATGCGCTTCCGCTGGTTGAATACGTACGCCGACGATAACCTGGACCTGACCCGTCAGGCCTCCTGGTTCAACGTCACCCAGAATGTTGGGCAGGCTGCACGTCACGTCAACGGTATGAGCATGGTGCACCGGCTGCAGGTTAACCTGAACTCCGGTATTGTGGCGGATGAGCTAACCCAGATGTTCAAGGGTGATGCTGAGGCGTTTAAGCGTCTGGAGCGTTTCGGGCTTACCCGTGACGTTGCGGACCGCGCTATCGCTGCAAACAAGGCCAACCCGGGCGCCACGTTCCAGCCGGACCTGCAAATGCAAATCGAGGTTGTAGGGACGCGTATGATGGACTACCTGGTACAGCAGGTTCGTACCGGTGAGACTTCGCACTTTGCGCAGTTCAACCCTATCGGCAAAGTTATTGTAGGGTACCAGAGCTTTGCGCTGGCTGCCACTAACAAGATTCTGCGCAGGGAGCTGAATGATGCTGGGTGGATTGGTGTAGCCCATATTATGGCGTACCAGTTCCCATTGATGCTGCTGGCTACTATGGCTAAGCACGGCATGGATGGGAGGGACGTAAGCACCCAGAAACTCATCGGAGAGTCCGTAATGGGTATGAGCGCCATTGGTGGTGTATCCTTACTGCAGGATATCTTCCTGGGGGATTCTCCCAGACACTCACTGGCGTCTATGGGTTACGTCACAGGGCTGCTCGGGGCCGTACAGGACCTGGCTACCGGTAATATGGATATCAAGACCTTCACTAAGCAGGTACCGCTAATCCAGGAATTCGCACCTACGCGAGCTATCATCAATAACTTCGGAGACGATTAATATGGCATTCAGCTGGCAAGAACAAATCAAGCCAGCTGGTACACAGGATATCCAGTGCGATATTGAGTATTTGGACAAGTCCTATATTCATGTATACCTAGACGGTGTAGAGACCACCGGGTACACCTGGACCAGCTCTACTAATATTAGGCTGAGTACAGCCTTACCAGCAGACACCACTGTTCTACTCATCCGTAAGACTGAGCGAGAGTATCTGTACATCGAGTTTGCTAGTGGCTCTCCGTTCATTGAGGTGAACGTAGACTCCCAAAACACTCAGTTCCTGCACCTTGCGCAAGAGCTAGTGGAGGGCCGGGCTATCCCCGGATTCTATGGCGCTATCAGCATGAACGGGTACCGGATAACCAACTTAGCCAACCCAATCAGTGCCCAAGATGCCGCTACTAAGGCTTATGTAGATGCCGCTGATGCCTTACTAGGACAGCGCATTGACGCAGAGCATTCGGGGTGGGTGTCCGCTGTACAGGCCGAAGCCGTTACACGGAAGGCGGCAGATGATGCGCTGAGTGCCCGTACCTCCGCCTTGGAGAACACCTTTATAAGCGGTGTAGAAACGGTAAGCTACCCGTGGAGCACGGTCCTAGCCGCTGATACGGACGAAGTAACTCCAGGCTTAGCCTTCACTAAGGCTGTAGTAGAGATTAACGGGGTTGGGCAGATTCGTGGCTACAGTTTCGATATTGTAGATAATACCATACTGTTTGCAGAGACCTTACCTGCAGGCACTGTTGTAGCCGCTCGACTGGGGGTTGATGTAACTGCAGGGGACGGTTTTGCTACGCAAGCATCCTTAGATTACTTAGCCGACTCGTTGGGAGATTTGGCGTATCTGGACAAGGCTGCAGCTGTATCCAACGCAACCGGCACCGGGGATGTAGTGGCTAAATTTAATGCACTGCTGGCAGCGCTGCGCGCCAGTGGGGTGCTATCTACATGATAGGAGGAGAGCATGGCAGGGGCGGCTAAACGTAGTCGCCTCTCGGAGCTGCACCGCATGTTCACTGAGGCCTTGATTGAAGAAATCAAGCAGTCTAAGGAAGATGAGGTACCGCTCCCCGCCGCAGATAAATCAGTCATCGCTAAGTTCTTGAAGGACAACGACATAACCGCGGATGCAGATTCCGAGGAGATGCAGGACCTTCGTGACGAATTCGATGACGAACTAGCGGCGCGCAGAGAGGCGCGTAAGCAAGAGATTTTAAACAAGATTAGTGGTTCAGACTCTGAGGACTTACTAGAAGGAATTGTCTAATGGTATCGGTGAAGACTGCGCGAAGACTGCGCATGCTCAACCAGAAACTTACTGGTTATAGCGCGAATCCGCGCAGTATTCCCAAAGAGGAGCGCGAGGACATCGCGATGATGATGGCCGCGGCGCTGAGTGACTTCCGGGAATTTGCGTACATCGGTATGCGGTTCCTGGGCTTTACGCTCACGGACATGCAGGCCGACATTGCAGAGTACATGCAGAAGGGCCCTAGGAAGCGCATGGTGGCTGCGCAGCGTGGTGAGGCTAAGTCTACACTAGCTGCACTCTACGCCGTCTGGAGGCTCATACAGGACCAATCCTGTCGTATCCTGATTGTGTCCGGTGCCGAGAAGCAGGCGTCTGACGTAGCGAACCTAATCATTCGTATGATTGAGACGTGGCCGCTACTGTGCTACTTAAAGGCTGACCCTACTCGGGGGGACCGTACCTCGTTCGAAGGTTATGACGTACACTGCGACCTTAAGCCGCTGGAGAAATCAGCCAGTGTAGCCTGTGTAGGTATTACTGCATCCCTGCAGGGGAAGCGCGCAGACCTACTGATTCCAGATGATATCGAGACCACCAAGAACGGTTTAACGCAAACCCAGCGTGAGCAGCTGCTGATGATTTCTAAAGACTTCGCAGCTATCTGTACGCACGGGGATACGCTGTACCTGGGTACACCGCAGACCAAGGACAGTATCTATAAAACCCTGCCGGGACGTGGCTTCGAGGTGCGCGTGTGGCCTGGGCGCATTCCGTCAGTTGAAATGGAAGAGCGATATGGAAGTACACTTGCTCCTTATATATTGGAGCTTATTGGGCGCGGCTATAAACGTACCGGCTTCGGCGTCGACGGGACGCTAGGTGAGAGCACGGACACCGGGCGCTATGATGAGGATGCACTGATTGAGAAGGAGCTGGACTTTGGTCCGGAAGGCTTCCAGCTGCAGTACATGCTCGACACCACCCTGTCCGACCAAATGCGTACGCGCATCAAGCTTTCGGATATGCTGGTTTACTCTGGCAGCCAGGATTCCTCCCCGGAGACGTTCTCCTACATCGCGGACCGCCGGTACCTGTACCAGCACGAGCATGAGGGGATTATGGGTCAGCAGATGTACTTCCCGGCATTCTACGGGGACATGCACCTACCGTATCAGCATAAGGTGCTAGTGGTGGACCCGGCTGGTTGTGGTGGGGATGAAGTGTCTTACGCTGCTGGCGGTGCTGCGAACTCGTACATTCACCTATTCTCCGTAGGTGGCTTCCAAGGAGGTATCAGCGAAGAGAACATTGATAAACTGATTGACCTGTGCGTAGAGTTAGACATCCCGGATATGGTGGTGGAGAGCAACATGGGGCACGGCACCGTGTCTATGCTTATCCTGAACCGGTTACGGGAGCGACGTCTCGCCGGTATCGGTGTACGGGACCTGAACAACTCCACGCAGAAAGAGCGTCGTATCATCGACACAATCAGCCCAGTTACTCGTCGACACCGCCTGGTGGTGCATGAGCGTGCTATCCACGACGACATCGGCACCTGTATGTCGTACTCCCGCGATAGACGTTGGCTGTACTCTGCGTTCGCGCAGTTGTCCGGCATCACGTACGATCGCGGCAGTCTGGCGAAAGATGACCGAGCAGACGCAATCGCCATGATGGTGGCTACGCTGAACGGGCATCTGGTGGAAGACGAGAAAGTGGTGGCTGAGCGTGAGTCTGAGAAGATGGCCCGGGCCTTCATTGAGAATCCACTAGATTGGGCACAGAGCAAAGTGTCTAAGGGCCTTAGGGGCGTAGCCGCTCGGCTGCAGAACCGGGGCAGAGGTAAACAACATAGAGGAAGAATATAATGGCATCAATCATCGCAGCTAAAACTGCGGACGTACAGTACGCCATTGTAGGCACGTGCCAGAACCTGGAGAAGCAGGTGCAGCCGGACTACAACGTAGGCTTCGTAGGTACGACCGCCCTGACTAAGCTGAACACGTTCTTCACGTACATGCCGTCTCAGGGCTATACGGCTACCCGTGCTGGTACAGCCTTTAAGGATGATGGTACGCTGCAGGCGCGCCTGTTCAGCATGCTCTCGCAGCTATCTAAGACTGGCTATGTCGCCCTTACGGGTACAGGCATGCCGCTCGGTGAGGGTTCCGGCGCAGCATTTGATGATTCGTTCACTGCACTGCAGAGTGCATTCGTAGCCGCTACTGACGCGGCAGAATAAGGAGAGTACACATGGCAATTGCAAAAGCAACCTCAGCGCAACAGCAGGAGCTGCTGCGTCAGCTGAACATTCTGGGTAAGGACCTGTATGCTATCCTTACGCAGCCGCAGAACGTGGCCCAGACTGGTGCCGCCTTCGATACCAAGATTGCTGCGCTTGAGGCCGCGGTAGCCGCAGTGCGGGCTGCTAGCTAATGCGTAAGCTGGTCGCTGGGTTACTGCTCGCGGTTACTTTGACTGGTTGCTCGGCGACCCCTGCACTCACCGGCTTAGTTGGTTCTAAGCCGGATGTATCTGCTCAGGTTGGTGCCGAAAACACCAAGCAAACCGTTGGCTTGAATAACAAGGTGGACTCCAGCACCACCAACAAAACTGATGTATCAGATTCTAACGTAGGCGCCCTGGATACTTCTAGCAAGAAGCAAGTGCAGACTATTAGTACCGGCACAATCCAGGCAGAGCGCCTGCAAGTAGTTAACAATGATAGTTACGGTCTTATCCTCGCCGGATTAGCTGGGGCCAGTATTCCTCTGGTCTTCCTAGTGGTCATTCTGGTGATTCGTAAGCTGTTCAGGAAGAAGGGGCAGCAGGATGATTAAGGTAGGAGACGTGGTTGGGTCAGACCTCGCTACCCGGGCAGGTGCAGCAGTTACCGGCGCTACGGTATCAGGAGGTTGGTTGGCAGAGTTAATGAGCTGGAACTGGAGCACTATCAGCTTCATCACTGCGACGGTGTGCGCAGTGCTAACCCTGGCGTGGAATGCATATTACAAGAGACGTACATTCAAGCTCCTAGAAGAGCAGGCACGTAAGGGGACTATTAAATATGAGCTTAAGGACTAAGGTTGTAGCGGCCCTCACGGGGGCCACTATGCTCGGCGGTGCTATCACCGGGGTAATCCAGCACAATGAGGGCTTGAGCCTTACCGCCTACAAAGACAGTGCCGGTATCCCTACCATCTGCCACGGTGAGACAAAGGGCGTCAAAATGGGCCAGAGAGCCACGCTGAGCGATTGTCAGAAGCAACTGATACAATCAGCGGGGGAGCACGCAAAAGCCCTTGACGGGCTTCCTATGCAGCTCTCTGACGTGGCTCTGCTGGGTTCCCTGGACCTCACATATAACGTAGGCGTAGCTGGTTTCAACGGAAGCTCCGTGAAACGTCATCTCAAAAGCCTTGATTACGCAGCGGCCGCGAAGGCTGTACTGGACTGGCGTTATATTAGTAAGTACCAACAGAAGTCCCCTGGGGCTGGGTGGGTGCACAAGAGCGGCAACCGCTGGACATTTGATTGCTCCCAGTACATCAACGGGCAGCGCAACAAAGTGTGCTGGGGCCTGTGGGAGCGCAGGCAGTGGCAGAGCAAGGCCATTGGGAATCAGTACAAGAACGTGAACGCAGCTATGGCTGAATTGAAACGATAGGTGAGAATATATGGCACTAGTAGATTTAGTGAGGGCTGGGGGATATTCTATTGAGTACCCGCAATTCTCCAGTATGGCTAAGCTAAAAGAGTTCCCACACTCTGAGGACGGGAAACTTGTTAGGTTGTTGTCTTGGCATGAAGGGGTTGGTTTAGGTGGTGGGCTGTTTAAGGTCAGCACTAGCAGCACCGCTACAGGTAACGACGGTACTGTAGTAGTAGCTAGTAATGGGGTGCGGCTGCTTCGAGTAGTAAACGGACCTATCTGGGCGGATATGTTTGGTGCACTACCGAATTCAGACATAGACAGTATGCCAGCAGTAGCTGCGGCTTATGCGTACGCTGCTTCTGTGAATACGGACCTGTATATCGGGGTGGCGACTTACAAATTCAAGGGAGGCACCCCAATTAATGTAGACCCATCCAGGGCCGGTATTATTGGCTATCAAGGTAAAGTGCGCATTGACTGTTCTGAGTTTACTGGTTCGATTGTGTTTTCTATAAATAGCAGCTATAGCTATACCCCCGCAGCCTACTACAACAACCTTAGCCCAGCCCTGCAGGGGCTGTACGTGTTTGGTGCTAAAACGTCCGGAGTAGACGGACTACTGGTTGGCAGGGAAACAGTGGGGTCGGACAAGAGCTATAACGGGCAGACCGAGGTTCGTGAGTGCACGTTCGATAAGTTCGACCACAACATCCGAATGGGGCACAACTCTTGGCGCTTTGTGTTCTACAAAGTAAACAGCCTAAACGCCCTCAACCCTAACGGGATATTGTATGTGCCTGCTGGACTAGATGACTCTGGAGAGATTCTGTCGTTCTACCACTGCCAGTTCTTCGATGGCGCAGGTAGTAATATCCGATTATCTTGCTCCTCATACACTATGGTATTTAATACCTGCTCGTTCCTGAACATCACGTTCTTTGTGGATTCGGCGAGTAGTGCGACAGTAACCTGTAACGGATGCAACTTCGAGAACCCTGGAAGTGCTGGTACCCGTAGATACGTTGACATTAGTGCTGGGCACACTAACGTATTCAACATTATCGGGGGCAGTATAGTTACAAACGGCAACCTTGGACAGACTCGGGCGCTGCTGTATGTCTCTACCAACAACCTACTGAACCTTGTAGGTGTAACTGCTCCTTACGGCGGGCACTACCAGCAGGAGCAGGAGCTCGGGTATCACGCATTCATCGGAGGGGCCGGTACAGTCACAACCTCTGGAGTTATGCTGCAGCTACGCAACGGGGCGGGTACGTGTCCTTTGCACTCTAGTCTTAGCACATTCAGTAACTGGGATTTTGGTTCTGGGAACCTGAATGCTTGGACGGTAAATAAGGGGACTGGTACATCCTCTGTGGTAGAGTATCTGGCTAATGCTGGACCTAAAGGTACAGAGGGAGCTATGCGAGTTGCTCCTGTAGGTGTCGGTACCAACATATCGCAAGTACAGGCAGTGACTAACCCTGGCATGTTCAGTATGTCCTGCATGGTGAACATTGCGACGACCTCCAGTAACGCAGGGCAGATATCTATTGGGTTCTTGGGTGCTGCAGGTAACCGCCTGCCTGGTGGGGTCTCGGCTAACCTGGGCACCACCACGGGTTGGAAGGTAATCGGCAAGAACACCTTGAGGGGCAAAGTCCCAATCGGTGCAAAGCAGATTCGTGTGAACATTCAGACTGTGGCCGGTGCAGACGTTAAGTACGCGTACTTGCTGTGCAACGTGGTCAAGTAACGTCACTTGTTGGCACTGGTGCACTCCGGGGAAATCAAGGGGGCTTGCACGTCTATACCTGAACCCGAAATTTGTTAGACTCACGCGAGCCCCTCCCTCACCCTGAACGACGCCAATTGCCCCCATAGGGGGTGCCTAGCGTCAATTTAGGGGGGGGGGGGGCACTGGGTGGGGGCATAGGGGGGCATAGGGGGGGCATGCTAGGGCCTACTAGTGGGCACCAGCGGGCCTGTGCTGCGTTCTAGGGCTATTGCCAGTGCTACCCTATGGTTATCCCTGTGCGTGCACTAGGGCGCTTCCTGTGCGCTCTGTGTGGGCCATAG